TGGCATCGATGACGGGTGTCAGATACGGAAGGATCCAGTCGATGAAGCCCTTGATCGCGTTCAACAGAGGCGGCAGCGCGTCCATGATGAGGTCCAGCACGACCTTCACGATCGGCCAGACGGCGTCCATGACAGTGCCGACGGTCTCCTGGATTATCGGGATGTTATCCAGCACCCACTGGAGGATCTCCATGATGTACGGCATAAACTCGCTCGCAAGAGAGGTTTTCAGAGCACCCAGGGCGCCTTCCACCTTCGCAAACATGTCGTTCATGGCTGCACCGTTCGCCACGGCCTCCTCGCCCATTACCAGGCCGAGGTCGTGTGCTTCCTGGCGCATGGCTGCCATGTCCTCTGCAGATGCGTTCAGCATCGGGGTCATCTGGTAGGCAACGTTTTCTCCGAAGAGTTCCGCAGCCATTGCCGCCCGGTCTTCAGCATCTTCCAGGGCATAGATCTGTTCGATGGCCTCATCGAAGTTGATGTCGGTACCTTCCAGCTTCTTCGCGGCCTTCTCCAGGGTGCTCATGGACACGCCAGAGAGATCTGCAGCATGCGCGAGTTCCTGGTAGGAGTCCGTGGAGATCTTCATGCGCTGGGCGCCCTTGTCGATGACGTCCAGAGTCGCCGATGCGTCCTTCGCGGCCGCTACCATCGCGCCACCTACCGCGACAGCCGCAGTGGTGACACCGGCAGCCCACTTGCCTGCAGTCTTGATGCCGTTGGCCAGTTTGGTGCCGAGGCCTTCCGCCTGCTCGCCGGTCTTGCTTATAGATTGTTCTGCCTTGGCACTGTCCACCAGGATCGTGCCGGTCAGTGTAAATATGTTCATTTGATCCCTGCTTTCTCGAATGCAGCATAGACCTCGTCGAGGATCTCTTCGTCGCTGCGCACCTTCTGCGGGCGCAGCTTCGACTTAAACTCTTCGAGGCTCATCTCATACTGCGGACCAGCGATCCACCGGATGAAGATGAGATCATCAACTCGTTTTCGTATTCGGTACTGGATGAAGCCGATAGCCTCTTCCAGATCCATCTGCAGCACGAGATCGTATCGGTCGCCGACTGCGTCGATCACTTCGTAGAAGTCAAACGCAGCAGCTGCTCGAAAAAAGGCTGCAGGTTCCCGTCTTTCCACAGCCACTGGATCTTCTCGCACAATTCGAGGATGTCCAGTTCTGCCACTTCGGAAGGATCCATTTCAAATGGGCCAGACAGAAGCTCATACAGAGACCGCTCGACACCGCTCTCCGCCAGGGCGCCCACTACGGTCATGATCGCTTCGATGCCGACATTCTGTACGTCAGCCTGGCCTTCCGCTGCCTGTTTCAGCAACGGCTTGACCTCCTCTCTCAGGCCGCTCGCCTTAATGGTCCGGACGGCCTTGAAGAGGTCTGCTGTTACGAGGTTCCGCACCCTAAGATGCCGGGTAAACGATCTCGAACGGCGGAGTGTCCAGATCGCTCAGCGCATAATGCGCGGTAAGGGTCACAGGGATGACGGCCTCGTTCTTATCGCTCACGGTCAGGTTGAGACCGTTCACGCTCAGCACGTTGCTCAGTTTGATGTAGACCGGAGTGCTCTTTCCGGAGAGCGTTCCTGCCCAGGTGATGCTGCTCGCATAATCGGTGTCCTCGATCTCGTGTTTACCGGTGACGCCGTTCGTGGTCGTGGTGAACGCGCCCAGGGCGAGCTTCAGGTTGTTCAGGGTCGCTTCCTTGAGATTGACGCTCATCGTGCAGGTGTAGCCGTCGTTAACCTTCAGCCCCTTCACGTCTCCAGGAGCACCATCTACGGATACCTGCCGGATCTGCGGGACGATGGCAAGCGTGCCGCCGCCGTCAGTCGCGCCAAGGCACTTGGAAGATGCCGTAGCAGGGGTATCCGTGCCGATCACGAAGTCTTTGTAAAACGCGCCTACGCCCAGCAGAAGGTTGTCCGGGGTTGCGGTGGTTAAACCTCTAATCATTCGTTATTCCTCCTTGGTGTAATAAAAGAGGTCCATCTGAAGGTGGACCCGTTGAATGTTCTTGTCTTCCTCCACAACCGCATACCGGCGAGACCGGTAAGCATGGAAGAAGAGCTTTGTGGTGGTGACCACATCGTGGTCGAGCGCATCTGATACCGCATCGGCCATGCTGTTGGTCGTCTTGACGTCCTGGCTGACGAGGTCGGCTTCCAGGGTGTACGATGTCCGCCCATCTACCGAGCTCACCTCGCGCAGCTCGAAGACCGCATACGGGTACGTCGCCGGCTTCGGGAAGTTCAGGTAGTAGATCCTGTTCGTAACGCCCGTCAACGCGGATGCCATTACCGCAGCAATCTCCTTCCGGAGTTCGTTCGTATTAATTTTCATCTTCGCCGAGCTCCTCCTCTTCGTTTATAAGGGACTGCGCGTTCAGTTCATCTTCGATCGCGGACAGGTACTGCGCCTCGATCTTCTGGATCATGTCGATGTTCGCATCTACGGCGTTCCGGAGCGCACCGACTTTCGGCGTCTTCTCCGTACCGAGTTCCTGGTAACTGCCGTACCATCCGGCAGCCTTAAAGCCTACCAGGCAGTCCTGCTCCTTCTTGCGGACCCAGTACTGGGTGTTCTTTGCCAGTTTCCCGGTCTTCCGCTTGATAGCCTTCCTGGTCTCCCGGCAGATAAACTTCCCCACGTCCTTCAGCGCCGCTCTCGTCAGCTCGCCAATGTAGTAGTTCGCCCGGTCGCAGGAGTTCGAAAACTCGACGCCGCCTTTCTTGAACTTAACTTGACTGGGTACTGCCATCGGACACCTCCGAAGAGTCTCTGGTCACGACGATCTCTATCGTCTGGCCATTCCTGTACGTCCGGATCACGCGGTAGGTCTTGCCGCCGTACTGGATCTCGTCCTCGTCATCGTATTCGTAGTAGTCCGCCAGCACGAAGGTGTACTCGGGGTTCAGGCCAGCCTGCAGCGCCTCGTACTTTTCCTTCATGCCGATGCTGCGGATCTCCGCGAACACGTCACGAGTCGCCCTCGTTACGACGGTGTCACCGTAGGCGTCGATCGTGTAGGTCTTGGCCACCAGGCTGATCACGTCATTCTGCATCGGACTCACTCCTCATATAGCCTGTCGACTTGCGCAGGCCGTCCACCTGAGTCACCCAGGAGTTCCAGTAGCCCTCCTGAGCCTTTTCGTCATCGGTGTACTTGTACTGCACGTAGGTCTTCACGGCTTCTACGATGAGCGGATCCGTTTCGGAGGCCGCCTTAGTTTCATCGACGCCGATCCGGATCAGTTCTGCCCGTGCAGCCTGGATCTTCGCCGTCAGGTCATCGTTCAGCTTGTTGTGGGTGATCCGGAGCGCAGTTTTTACATCGTCTAAAAATGCCATAGGTTCCTCCGTAAAATGTGGGGCAGGGTGTTACCCCCGCCCCGTTAGGTTGCGCTATTAAGCGATGGTCGTCCAGACAAATGCGTCGGGATCCACGACAGCGCCGTCGCAGAGAGCCATAGCTCTGTAGACGGTGGAGCCGCTGCGGAACGCTACGCTCTGGTCGGCTTCGATGGCGATGCCTTCGCCGAAGTTGAAGACATAGCCGTCCTTGAAGGAGCCGAAGATCACGTGGTTTGCGTTGTTCGCTTCGGCAGTGCTGCCGCTCTTGAACTTGCAGCCGTCGCAGGCATCATCGAAGATGACTCTGTGGCCCAGCAGTCTGTAGCCGAGGCCGTCCTGTACGTATACGCCGTTCACGTCGTTGCCGAGGCCCTGGATGAGGCCGAAGAAGCTCGCGCTGGACATGACCCAGACCGCGTTTCTGTGATATGCGGACTTCAGGCCGCCCATGAAGGCGGACAGATCCTTGAGGGTCGGAGTGGAGAGCGCGGCGGAAGCGGTGATGCCGCCCTGGCCAACGCCCTGGGGAACGGTAGCGGTGCCTGCGCCGTTGATAGCAGCTGCGCAGACTGCGACTTCCATCTTCTGTGCCAGCTTCTTGACCAGCCAGGTCTGGAAGGCGTCGATGCTCATCGCCTGGATGTCGGCGGTGATCTCGATGGTCTTGATCAGCTTCTTCGCGGTCAGCGCAACAGAGCCAACGACATCAGAGGAGTCGGTAGCTGCGGTGCCCATGCCGACCCAGTTGGCATCGCCTACGGTTGTTGCCTTGGGTACGCTTACGTAGCCGGGGATGTGCAGAGCATCCAGCTCAGCGATCAGCGGAGACTCTTCGAGCTTGCCGTAGATCTTGTTCAGGGTCTCGGTGGGGATGACGGAAGCAGCGCTGGCAAGAGCAGCTCTCTCCTCAGCTTCCATCGGCAGTCCCATCAGGGACTTCAGGTATGCGTCTCTGTATTCGACGGTGTCGGGCTTGAAAGTTCTTTCCATGGTTGCGGTTTCCTTTCTTTCGATTACTTTTACTTTTTCCGCCTTGCCTTTCGCGATCTCTGCGGCGGCAGCGGTTCTCTTTTCGAGGTCTTCGAGCTCAGCTTTGCGGTCGAGCAGCATCTTCTTCTGCTCGGTCTTCTCTGCGATCAGATCCAGATCCTCGGAGTCGCGGACTTCTACCTCATCGGCAGCCAGTCTTGCGTTCACCTGCTCCAGATCCATCTCGGAGAGTTCTGCACTGAAGGCCTTTTTCTTTTCTTCAGTCATGTTTGACCTCCATGTAGTTGTACTTGGCTTTCGCCAGTGCCAGTGCCTTTTCATGCGCGAGTCTCTCCGCTCGCTGCGCCTCGATCACTCCGTCGAAGTAGCTGCGTGCAGACACTGCTGCTATATCAGTCCCGGGGTTGGCAGGGATAGACACGGCCGATACGTCGTATACCTTGCCGATCCGGTGAATGATCCTTGTGTGGGTTTCGCGATCATAGCCGTCTTCCTTCACCGTGAAGGCAAAGGACATCTGGTCAACCAGTCCCGCTTCGATCGCTTCGTACATATCGCGGCTCGCCTGGGTGCTGCTCAGATCTGCCTCGGCCAGCAGGCCGTGGTCATCCGTGCTCAGCTGCAGCGTGCCGTTCTTCTGGCGGGCATATACCATGCCCTCGTGGTCATACAGGAATATGACGTCGCTCATATCGGCTTCGTCAAATGCCGTCGGATCTATCTGCTCATAGATTTGAGTCTCGCCATCGTCCCAGAGTAGATAGCGTTCGAAGGTCGAAGCGTAGCCCCGGACCTTATAGTCAGGTTGTTCGCCTTCTTTCCGCTCTCTGCGTTCGATCCGGAAGTTCCGGTACTCTCTATCATTCCTGATCATCGTTCTGTTCCTCCTCTGCAGGTTCTTCGTCCGTGTCGGACTGCTTTGTGGTTCCGTCGTCGTCTACGGCAGCGGTGTCAAGTCTCCGGATCGGGAGATCTCCGCCCTCAACCGGAGGCAGGTTGAAGACCGCTCTCCATTCGTTCGGGGTCATGGCACCGCGATCCACCATAGACACCAGGCCGAGCTTCGTCTTGCTGGAAGCAAACTGCAGCCGGTCAGCGTGGAACTCTACGTACGCGCCGAAGGCGATCTCGCGCTCCGTAAAGGTTTTCCTGGTCAGCTCAAGGGAGAGGGCGACCAGGAACGGCTCGATACGGTACTGGTAGAAGGCCTCGGCCTCTTCGTCGGTCGGGCATCCCTGGACGATGTGTTCGTTTACGCCGAAGTAGCGGTAGACGCTCTCCCGGAACTCCTTCATTTGCTCGTAGGTGGTCACCACCGGGCTCATGGAGATCGGGGTGAACTCCATCGTCGGATCCAGCGCGGCAATGCCGCCGGAGTTTTCCAGACTGAGGTAGTCCTTTACGAACTGGTCGCGGGACTTCTTCACGTCCTCGCTGTCGATCATCGTCTTCGTGTGCTTCAGGATGCCGCGCAGGTTGCTCGTCGCCTTGACTGCATTCGCCACGCCCTGGTTGGTCGTGCTGATCAGATCCAGCGTCGGCAGCAGTGCTGCATTGTCTTCGCCGCCGATGTCGCTGAACAGGTAGTCCTTCCTGGCGACGGCTACGTCTTCCCAGGGAACTACGAGCTCGCGCATCGCGTTGGACTCGAACGTGAACTTCACGAACAGACCGTTCTGGTACTCAACCGCCTCGTAGGTCGAATACGGGATAGGGTAGAAGCCCGTGGCGCGGTTCCGGTTGTCTCGGGCGATATAAATGAACAGCGTGTTCTTCACTTCGAGGATGTTCCGGCACTTAGCCAGGAAGTCCTTGCCGTTCATGAACGGGTTCGGAGCGTAGGTCAGCAGACGCTCGAGGCTTTTATCGCTGCTGTGTGGATTGGCCTTGGAAGTGTTCTCTGCCAGAGGCCGGATACAGGCCCGGACGAGGTCGCTCCGGTATATCTCGGTTCCGAAGGGCCTGAAGATGGCTACGAAGCCGCCGAGTTCCTTGAAGTGCTGATACTTCTGGTACAGCTTCGTCTTGCCGAAGATCTTCTGAAAAATATTCATGTTTACCTCACGTATGGCATATACTCGTCGAAGTGCTTAACATAGCCAACCCAGGCATTTAAGAGGCTGACTGTGCCGTCGATCCGGCGCTGCTGCTGGATCTTCACCGGCTGGATGGTCTCGATGCCATCCTTGTTGAGCGACTTCTTCGCGGTGTTTGCCAAGCACCACCGGAGCACCGGGTTGTTCTGGTAAACGACCCTGTGCATCTCGAACGCTGCCCCCATCTCCTTCATGGGTTGCGACCAGGTATACGGACCCTGTGCCGTCTTCTCCATGTCGAAGCCGTAGCTCTCCATCTCCTCTACCCAGTAACCGGCGAGCGCTCTGTCATAACATATCCAAAGTGGTCGGATATTATGGTCCTTGACCATCTTCACGAACCACTGAGTGACGTCCGAATAATTGACCTGTGTCCCGTCGCAGATCGTGAGCCAGCCATTCTCCGCCCAGATCCGATACGGTGCCTCCTGGGCGCTGGATCCCTCGACCTTTTCGAGCTTGCTCTTCGGCAGGAAGTATTGCTGCAGCACGTACACGTTCTCGTCGTCCGGCTTCCGGATCAGGAGCGTGGCGCAGGTTAGATCTACGGTGGCGCTGAGATCGCAGCCACCTATGGCATAACTGCGGTCCAGGTATTCCTGGTCGACCACGGTCTCATTCACGATGGATCCGAACGGCAGCCAGGACTCCACCTGGTTCTGCTTGATATTGAAGTCCTTCACCAGGAGCGTCGGCCGGTACGACTCGTCGTTCTTGGCGCGTTCCACATCGTCACGCAGCTGCTGCAGGCTCTTAATGGTGCCGAGCCCAGGGTTCGCCATTATCCACTTGGTCTCGTCCGTCCAGTCCTCTTCCTTCTCCAGCTTATAAATGACCGGGAAGATCCTGTCGTCCTTCACGACGCCGTTGGCCACGTTCGTCCAGTACTCGTGCAGGGCATCATAAAGCCCCTCTCGAAAAAAGCCGGAAGTGGTGATGCAGCCGATCAGGGGCTGCCGGCGCGCTTTACATCCCTGCTTCAGTACGTCGTACAGGTTCCTGTCTCGGCTCTCGTGGATCTCGTCGATACAGGCGAAATGGATGTTAAGCCCATCCAGGGACTTTGACTCATTCGGGAGAGGCTTCATGATGCTCCGGGTCATCTTGAACGACAGGCCCTCACGAGTAGATCTGATAAGCGCATCCAGTTCCGGAGACTGCTCCACGATGGCCTTGGCCACGTTGTAGACAATCTTCGCCTGGTCGAGCTTATTTGCCGCCGAGTAGACCTGTGCGCCGGGCTCTCCATCGGCCACCAGCATATACACGGCTATGCAGCCGGACAGGAATGACTTGCCGTGCTTCCTGGGCACCTCGAGCGCGTACTCCCGGAACCTCCGGAAGCCCGTGGCCTTCTCGATCCAGCCGAAGATGTTCTGTATAAACGCCTTCTGCCAGAGTTCCAGCCTGACTACTTCTCCGGCGTGCTCTCCTTCGTAGTGCCGGCAGAACGTCTCGATGAACCGGATCGCGTGCTCTCCCTTGGCTTCGGAGAAATAAAAGGGGATGAAGTCGTCGTTCATCTCCTCCGTCATTCGCTTATAAATGTTTCGGGTCTCGGTGCATACAGGGATCTCTCCGCTCTCGATCTTCTTGTAGTACTCCTTGACCCAGTTCATTCCGGCTTACCCGCTTCTATGAAAGCCTTCAGCAGATCTCCCGCCTGGGCGACTTCCTGCGCCCTGGTTGTCGGCAGGTACTGGTTCAAGTCCCGGATGACCTGCGTGTACTTCTGCACCATCGAGTTGTAGGACTTCTGCGCCGGGTTCTCCTGCGTCACCTCGAAGCCGTTCCCGTTCACCAGGGTGACCACCGGCCCGTTCTTCGCGATGTCCTTCTGCAGTTCCCGCAGCGTCACAGTCATAAACGCTGCGTTTTCGATCAGGCCCGCCACTAAGTCCTTCTTATCTTCAGGTATGTCCTTGAATATCTTTTTAAGCTTGGCAAGCTCTGCCTTAATCTCGCTATCTTTGCTCATTTCGGCCTATCTTTCGGTACCCCCTTGGCGCAGCCAGGCTCCGGCCGGCAAGAGAAATG